CAAAGAAAATATTGAGGCAGGATTAACAATTACTACCTCTGAAACAGGATTGATCCGGAAACGCAAAGCGGATATCAAAGTAAATTATAACTTGATAGCAGGGATAATTGACGAAGCAGAGATTGAGAAAGCCTTTAATCCTATGAATATTAAAGGTGTTAACTTCCCTGCAAAGATTCAGAACTATCCTATTGAGCTATCAAAGTTTAACGTATTAAAAGGAGAAGAATCAAAACGTAGATTCGATTTCCGTTTAAGAACAGTTAATGAAGATGCTATTAGTGCAAAAGAATATGCAATGGGCATGCAACTAAGAGATCTTATATTTTCTGAAATAAGCAACTCTAATTATTCGGAGGAACAGGCAGCGAAGAGGATGGAACAATTAAAGCATTATCAGGAATATGAATACCAGGATGCTTCCGAGAAGATGGGTAGTAGGATACTGTCATACTTCTGGCACACACAGCAATTAAAATTCGTATTCAGTTCGTCATTCTTTGATGTGCTTGTAGCTGCAGAAGAAATCTTTTCTGTAGATGCAATACATGGTGAACCAATAATAACAAGAAAAAATCCCCTTAACATATCTACTATGGGTATGGGGGAAAGTCATAAGATAGAAGACGCAGATTTAATAGTGGAGGACGGTTTCAGATCCGTTGGTAGCGTGGTCGATGAGTTTTGGGATGTTTTGAGTAGTGATGAACAGACACAACTTGAAGAGAAAAGTCGTTTTGGAAAACATCCTGCAGATATAGTATTGATTGGTCCTGTTGATAGTGATCAGGAAAGTACTTTGCATTCAAACTCCCAACTCATAACCGTTGATGGTGAAACAGCTCGTGGCTTCGGAAGTTTTTATAATGCCGATGGTGATATAAGAGTGTCCAGGGTAGTGTGGAAGTCCCGTAAGAAAGTTGGACAATTAAGTTATATTGATGCAAAAGGAGATGAAAGAGAAACATTTGTTGATGAGAATTTCCCGGTAAGAGAAGATCTTGGTTGGAAAGTTAAATGGGTTTGGATTAATGAATGGTGGCAAGGGTATAAGATCGGGCCGGACATATACAAAAGAATGGAGCCACTACCAAGAATAGGATCTACAATAAGTAATCCTTCTAAATGCTTACCCCCTTATGTAGGTACAATATACAGTATAAACACCAGTGAAGGCATATCTCTTATGGATAGGGTAAAACCATACAAATACCTTTATAATGTCTATATGAGGCGTACAGAGCTTGCGTCTGCACGTAATAAAGGAGTAATAGCTGAATTGGATCTTGCCGAGATACCTGATGGCTGGGATGAGGAGATGGTAATGATGTATGCAGAGATGAATGGATATATGATTAAGGATTCATTTAAAGAAGGTAAGAAAGGACAGGCACAAGGAAGATTAGTAGGTACTGTTAAGCAAAGAAAATCAGAAGCAATAAACTTGTCTTCGGAAGGAGTGATAAAAGCAAATCTTGAACTGGCACTATATGTTAAGAATGAACTTAGTGAAATAGCAGGGATATCTCCACAACGTGAAGGACAGGTTAGTAATCGTGAAACACTTGGTGGTGTAGAGAGGAGTGTTACACAATCTTCTCATATTACAGAGGAGTGGTTCATGTTACATGATAATACAAAGATAAGAGTGTTAACATTAATTCTTGAAACAACAAAATACTGCTGGGGTGATGCAAAGAATGGTGGTGTAAAGAAATTGCAATATGTTGATGATGGATTAATTTCCAATATAGTAAACGTTGATAGGAAGATGTTGGCTGAAAGTGAGTATGGGTTATATGTATCAGACAGTTCAAATGATGCAGCACTTATACAAGCGATCAAGCAGTTTGCTCATGCAGCATTGCAGAATGATAAAGCTAAGTTATCAGATGTGTTGAATATATATCGTGATACAAGCGTTTCAGCTATGGCTAAGAAGCTTGAGCAGTCAGAGAAAGATAGTAATCAAAGAGAAGATACTGCAAGAAAAGAAGGTTTGGAATCACAAGAGAGAACACAACAAGCAATGATGCAGTTTGAGCAAATGAAACTTGAGCAAACATTCAATATTGAGATGAGTAAGATTGAAGCAGATATCACAATGAAGCAAATGGAGATTGATGCTGAGATGATGAAAAATCAAGATGCAAATAGTAACCAATTAGAGAAGAATCAGGCTGATCTCGAAAAACTACGTTTGCAACTTGATGAGAGGCGTAAGGAATTTGAAGAGAAAAGTAAGCAATTCAATGCAAAACTAAAGCAGGATAAAGAGATTAATAAACTGAATATCAATTCGCAAGAGAAGGTTGCAAAGCAAAGGAAAGTAGCATCAAAAGCTTAAATAAAATTTTACGAAAATCTCAAAACGTATAATAAAATTATATATAAAAATCTCTATAAAGGAAAAAACTTATATAACAAAGACAGTATTGGTGATACTGTTGTGCATTTATTTACTAATTATTAAACTTGTAAAGCAAAGGAGAAATTATTTATGGAAAAAGAGCAGCAAACTCAAGAAGGTCTTTTTAACACTATCGACACAGGGAGTATTGAAGACAATCTAATCACTGTTGATCAAACCGAAGAAGAACTTAAAACAGTTCAGAAGGAGATCGGAACGGTTGATGACAAAGGAGATGGTAAAGGCACAGAAAGTGCTGACAAATCTACAACCACCGGTGATAATAAACCGGTTGAGAAACAAGAACCAAAAAAGCCTGAAACTATTCAGGTTGATAATACATCTGAAGCAGCAGGAACAGATGAACAGAAAATAAAAGAAGATACAAAATCTGGGGGTGCGCCAAAAACCACCGAAGAGTCTTCTGTTCATCTCCATGCTGCGTCTCTTCAGGATAAAGGCGTACTCCCAAATTTTAATCTTGATGACATTAAAGACTTACCACCTGCCGAGGCATTAGATAAGATAGATGAACATATTGCTACACAGATACAGGAATCAATTACTTCCGGTGTTGAGCAGTATAAAAAATCTCTTAGTCCAATGGCACAGGATTTTCTTAAATCACTTGATGAAGGTGTTCCGCTTGAGGATGTACGTAATATAATGTCTTATAAAGAAAGGTATGCATCTATAAGAGAAAATGACCTTAAGGATAATGAGGATCTTCAAAAAGAAACTTATTCTGAATCCTTACGCATGAAAGGGTTTACTGAAACAAAAATTGCGAAATTCGTTGAGAAAGCAGTACAAGACGAAGAGTTGCTTGATGAGTCTAAGGATGGACTAACTGATATTAATTCAGCTATTACAAAACAGGAAGAAGGAAACAAGCAAGCAGCAATAGAGAATAAGAGAGTCAGGGATAAAGCAAATGATGCAACAAAGTTAGAGATAACAAAAACTGTTTCAGAGGCAAAAGAAATATTCCCGGGTATAGAGGTAACTAAGGCCGAGAAAACAAAGATCGAGGAAATGATGACTGTTCCTGTACGTTATGAAAGCAGGAATGGTAGAGAGATTCCTGTTAGTGCTGCAATGGATATAAGAGCTAAGGATCCTATTGCATTTGAGATGAAACTTAATTATTTTATCAAGAATGGATTTTTTGATGGCAATAAGGATCTTAATAAGTTTGCTAAGAAATCTGAAAGCAACGCTACGAATAAATTATTAAATAGTTTTGGGACTGAGAAGCATAAATCCGGATCTCCATCTGTTCAAACAGCAAAAACAGAAACGGAGAAGGAAGAGGAGAGTGCTATCATTTTCCCAGCAGACATGTAAAAACCAATTTTTAAATTTTATATAAATGCAACAAGTATCACCATTACAAGAATACGAACCGAAAGATTGGGCTGGTTTAACAACCAAGAACCACTTGGGCGCGATATTCCAAACGCAACCCCAAGAAACGAGTAAGTTAGTAAGTTTGCTATATAAGGCAAACAGAGGTATTAATTTTTCTATATTTTTGAATAAATTTAATACATTGACACTACCCACGGATGATGATTTCCGTTGGAGACTTCAAGGAAGTTCAAAGAAGAATATTCCTTTGAGTGCATGTTATGTTAACGGATCTGCAATTTCTGCAACAAGCAGGGTTGGTATAAACGGAGCAAGGTTTACACTGGTTTTTCCTGAGCAGTATTTTTCAGACACTAACTTGATTGTTGGTGAGCAGAATTCCGTATATCCTATTCGTATTGTAGATATTCCTTCACCTAACGGTTTAAGCTGGGAATATGAATGCGAATTATTTACCGGTGACCCGGATCTGTATATTCCTTATGCTGAATTAGTAGCAGGTAAAAGATTTTCAAAAGAATGGTCTATTGTAGAAAAGACGTTATCACTCAAGGGTGGAACGCCTTCATACACCAGTCCTTTCTCCATGAAGAATACCTTCTCTATGATTCGTATGCAGGATACCAGACCTGGTAATATGATTGATCGCCCCGTGGCATTTGCATGGAAAGCGATTGATTCTAACGGTAAAGAATCTATAATGAAGACCTGGCAGGATTATGCTGATTGGGAATTTGAGCAGCAGTTTCAAGACATGGCTGACAAGCTGACCAATTTCGCATCTACTAATAAGGCTTCTGATGGAACATTCAAGCAAATTGGTAATTCCGGATTTAAGATTGAGCAAGGAGCAGGGTTAGAAGAGCAGATAGAGAGTGGAAATGTTCTTTATTACAATGACTTTGATCTGGATATTGAGTGGCTTACAGAGGCTATTATGGACCTTACTGATGACACCAATGGTGGATATGGAGATAGTCGTGAGGTTATTATGCGTACCGGTAAATGGGGAGCGTACAATTTCCACAAATCAATCAAGAATTATACACAACTTTATACTCCACTGAGAAACATGGATATGTTGTATAAGACTGGTAAGGGATGGGGACTGCATGAAAATTTTATTGAGTATATCGGTCCCGATGGCACCAAGCTTGGTGTTCTTGTAGATCCTACATTTGATGACAGAGAAAGAAATAAGATAATGCATCCATCTGGAAAAGGTGTTGCACAGTCTTATGTTTATCAGATTCTCAATGTTGGTCGTGTGGGTGGAGAAGATAATATTAAGTTGGTTCTTGAAAAAGGCATGGAAGACTTCATGGGATATATTCCTGGTCTTCGTGATCCTTTCCAAGTACAGGGTAAGACAAGAATGATGGCTTCACCGGAAGATGGATACACCATACACAGAGCTACAACTCGTGGTGTTATGGTTAAAGATCCTACAAGGTGTGCTACAATTAAGCCAAGTGTGCTTACTTAAGATAAGTAATTGAATTATTAACTAATTATAAGGAGGTAAAATAGCATGGAGACAAATGCTTATAGTAAAAAGATCCGGGAACTCCGGAAGAAGAAAGTAATAATAAGACCTATCCGAAGAAAAGGCGGATGGGTGCCCGAGACTCATGATAGCTCTTTCATGAATGATGGAGCTAACATGGGAATCGTTGTTCCTGTAACACATGGGAATGTAATTGTTGATCCTTTATATGATTTTGTAAAGGATGATGAGTATGATGACAAGAAGTTATTTGCAAGAGAGATTGGTGTAGAGGACGAGACGAGATTAAATGTTCATGTCAAGAAGAATTATTGGGTTGGGAATACCGTATCATTAAATAGGAATGGATTAACACTTGAGTTATCAAATCCTATTGACTTTATAAAGTATATAATTTTACGGTCAGACACCAATCGGATTGCACCAAACTGGAAAAGTAGGTTCGAGAAAGGAACTTACAAATTTGCGATGGTAGCTGAAGGTGAAGAGATCGAAGCAAAAGTTACAAAGGTCGATGATGTAAAAGAAGCCTACAAGTTATTTGGTAAGATTGATTATTCAGTAACAAAAATGAAAGACTTCTTGTATGTCTATTATCTTATTAAGAAGGAAGCAAAGAAACCACCAAGAGAAGCATCTGTTGAGTGGCTCAAGGCAGAACTTGGTAGGATAATTGATGAAGACCTGCAGTTGTTTCTTGAGATTTTGAAAGATAAAGCTTATGATACTAAATTACTTATTCAGAAATCTACTAATTGTGGAGCACTTATCAGGAAAAAACATTTGTATTATGTTCCTGGTGCTGATAAGCCGGTTGGAGTTTTGGATGATGTGATTGAGTTCATAAACGATTCAAGGAATCAGGATTTTGAAATGAAACTAATACAGCAGGTTGAGAATACTAAAGAATAATTTATCATGACGGTAAATGAAATGATAACAAGTTTCAGTCAGTATTACGACAAGATGACAAATCTCGCTGCCCCCGGTTATGAGGATAGCGAGATATTGTTATTTTTAAATAATGCACAAGATAATTTCATTAAGGCACGAATGTTTGGAGATAATTTTGTACAACCTGCATTTGAGGATAATCAGAAAAGAGTTGCTGATCTTCGTCCATTATTAGAAGAAGAAAAATTTGATGGATCATTTGAAGACAATGACTATTTCACGTACTCTAAAGGAATTTTAATTCCTGATGATACTATGTTTATTCTTGGATTATCTGCATTAGTTAGTAGAAGCGAACCGTCTGTTACTAAAGAATTATTTGAATGTGATTTTGTTAAAACTGAGATTGCAAGGAAATTTGATACTACAACATTTAATAAACCGTTTTTTATAAAACCAAAATATTATGTTAATGGTTCTACGATTTATGCAATTTTCGATGGTTACAATATTAACTATGCTGATGATGATCATTTTTTTTATTTAAGATATATTAGAATACCAACAATATTAGCTGCTAGTGGTGCAGAAGATTCTTGTGATCTTGAGAATTATGCTCGTCAGGAAATTGTAGATATAGCTGTCAGGGAAGCAATGCAGGTATCACAAGATCAAAGATTTGAAACAAAAGTTATTGAAGAAAAAAATGTTAAAACACAATAGTTATGAGAGGTATTGATTTTCAAATACAGTTCGAAAGGGTTATTCAGGAAATGAGCGATGCTTTTATTTCTGAGGAGAGGCCCGATACATTTACTATTTTTAAGTTTATAGGACAGGCCCAAATAAGATATTTAAAAGAGAAGTATATAAACTTACCTACTACAAGAGAAAATATTGAGTACATACAGAGGCGTTCAGATGATCTTAAGAATCTTATAAAGACTGTTGTTTTTCCTACTCCTTCTC